TGTTAAGCAGTCAGGGATAGTTAATAATAACGTGTTAAAAATAAAAAAGGGGGTTTTTACACCCCCCTTCTTGTTTAGCTACTTAGCTTGATCCCGGAGAACCATAAATGCCAAGTGGATCGGATACACCGAACGAGTAACGCTCACGAGCTTTATAGCGAACATTACCAGTATCAAAGTCTCCATCCATACTAGTTTCAAGAGAAGTACGCTCAAAATGCTTCATTCCGTTAGGAATATCAGTAAGGATAAAGAAAGCATTGCTGTCAGTCAGATAGTGATTGACTGCATAGCCTTCTGGAATAGCACCCATATTACGGATAGCATTTATGTCGTTATCAGCAGTTGAAACACGTTGGTTAGTCTCTAGCAAACGATCTGCTGTAAACATCAACGCAGGTGGAACGATCAAACGAGTAGGACGAGCCGCAATAAGCAGGCCGCGCTCATCAGTGTATCCTGCAATAGTAATAATTGCATTCTCCAAAGATGTTTCGTTTAAGTCAGCCGCAGTTGCAGGACGGTTGCTGTTAAAGCCACCACCTACAGTTGGGTGACCGCCACCGCCAGTAATACCATCGCTAACAGCAGTGAACAGGTTTACACCGTCACCAGACTGAAACGAGTTAGTAAAACCGTTGTTTAGAGGATTAGCCGCTTTAACCTGCTTAGTGTAAGCCATACCGCGAGCAAGACCTTTGGTGTAACGAGCAGATAACGAATCATACAAGTTATCTTCCATAGCCTCTTCGGTAATAGCAAAACCCATAGCAATAGTTTCGTGGTTGTAGCGAGCAGAGAAAGACTCTTGTGCTGAATCATAAGAGATTGCAGAACCTTCGTTTTTAACTGGAGCCGCTCCAAAACCACTTAACTTGGTTTCCTCTTCAAATGAACGATCAGAACTCTCTGTATCATAAATAAGAGTATGCTCGTCATCATATTTTTCATACTCAAGGCCAAACAGGGCGTTAAGGCCCGGAAGTAGCTCTTTGAGCATTTGTGCGCGTGAAATAGCCATTTGTTATATCTCCTTAAACGCCAGTTGAGTTGCGGTACGCATGATCGCCTGCATTATAAATGCAAAGAACATCAGTATACGCATCACCGACTGCACTAGTTGGCCCCTCTACAAATTCTACAATTCGTAATGGGAGTGTGGCTGTTGTTGCGGCTGTACTAGCATCAAGCGCGTTTTTACTGCGTCCGAAATCAGTACTTCCTGCGGTCTGAACAGCACCTGCATTCAAAAACATAGTTGTTTGAGCAAGTGTAGCGTCAGCCTGAATCTTAAATACAAGATCAGGGTCATCAACAACATAAGCCGAGATATCATCTGCCGCTGTACTAGCGGGGTAGTATTGGCTAAAGGTTAATTGGTTTGAGGTTGGGTCAGTGTAAGAACAACCAACAAAAATTCCAATTGGAGTTAATGTTGCAGTTCCTGCGTCTAACTCAACGCCTCCTGCGGCGACTGGTTTTACGAAGTCACCATAAAAAATTGCAGTTCCATATGCGTTAGCAATCTTCATGTGCCGAACTTTTCCTGAATAAGAGCCGCTCGCACTAAGAGTGTTAACTGGTTCTGCGCCGTTTGGGGTAGCAGTGGTAGCCATTATAGGCCTCCTTAAATAACAAAGTTAATCTTAGTTTAAGGAACTTACCCCAGTATTAGGGTTAGTTCCTTCCAAAAGTTGTCCTAGTGCTACGCTCTGGTTGTAACAGAGGCATTCTAGGATCATTCTCGCGTAAGTAGTTGTTGTCAACTGACTGCATCTGATTATCAGCGGCTTTCTGGAAATGTTCAGTTCTAGAATCCATCTTTTCCTTACTCGCTTTACATAATAATAATCCGCCAACTTCGATGTTACCCTTAAATTGTGAGTTAATATCTGACGTTAATAAAAGTTCAGGGTGGTCTTCAGCCTTACAAGGCTCCCAACCTTCTCTAAACATTCTAGAAACATGAGTATTATCTGACTCTCCAAGAGTACTTGTCCTAACCCACCTAAATACATAACCTTCCTGTGGAGTCGGGTCGGGTAAAATAGATGCGGGTGTCCATGTATCATCAGGACGAGTATCTTCTTTGCGTGAACTGTTTTCTCTGGGTTTGCGCTCTTCAGTCATTTCAGGTTCTCCTTTGCGAGTTGTCTGGCGTACTGTTCTGGGGTAATCCCTAATTTCCTAGCGAGAGAAACTTGGGTGGACGTTAACTGCACTTTGCGCGGTTTTGCTCCATTATTCCTATTGGATGAAGCCACTACCGTGGAGCGTTGATTAGCAGTCGCAGGCGCGGTACGTCCATTAGTATCGCTAGTATCCTGCCAATCAAATTTTGGGTACGACTCTCTCATACCTTTATCTATAAAGTCAAAGTATTCAAGAGTGTTAGGTTTAATTCCACTGTCAACAATAGCTTCTTCGTGCAACCCATAAGCTGTTGCAGTCATTCTTTTGCTGTCAGGAGACATAAACCATTTGTTCTTATCAGCCCATTCCTTAGCTTCTGGATCAACTGTAGGAGCTTGAGGAGCTTGAGGAGCAGGTTGTTGAGGCGTTTGCGCCCTATACTGTTGGTTGTACTGCGCTTGTTGCGCTAACTGAGCTTGATGATTACTAATGTTCCTTTCATACTTGTCAGCTTCAGCCAACTCAGCTTGAGCATTGTACAAAGCCTCTTGAGAGTTAACAACAGTATCGGTATCACCTTCTTCGTAAGCTTTTTTGTAAACAGCCTTAGCGTTTTCAAGCGTCATTTGCGCTTTTGCTTTTATCTGTCCTACTAAAGCAGACTCACCTCGCTGAATAATTGATTCGTATTCTTGATTCTTATTGTTAAGAGTCTGAGTAACACGAACTGCCTCATCGCGCATTCTTTCAGCGGCTTCTCTTTGCCGCCTTTCTTCATTTTGCTCATAACGCAATTTGTTTATGCGCTTTTGAACCTTATCACTATAACCTGAAAGCTCGTCCTCATCAGACGTTTCAGAAGCTTCTGTTTTTGCAGGCCTGCGGTCATCAACAGGTCTGTCATCAACAACTTCTAACTCTATGTCAGACTCAGCTTCCAGATCAGAAGATTTATCTTTTTCTCTTTTGACAATCTTTGTTTTAACGCCAAAAAATTTATCTTCTAAACTTGCCGCTACGGGCGCTTGTTGTTCGTTATTTTCTACTTCATTTAATTCACTCATACTTTACCTATGCCTCTTGGGTCTTGGACTACAGCTTCAACGCTGTCATCGTTAATTAAGCGAAACTCTTTCCCATGCACTTTAAAGCGAGTGCCTGAGTAAGATCGCATAACAATCCAGTCGCCTTCTTTACAGAAAGCTCCCGATGGGAATCGTCGAGGATCAGAGTAAGAGTCTGGGCCAATTTCTAGCACCATCCCTACAATTGAACCCACTTCTTCTTCTTGCAACGATTTGGCAGATTTAATAATTCCGCCCTCGGTTTTTTCATCTGGGTCAGGTAAAGCAATCAATATTTTATACCCTTTCGGGCTAGGCAATTGACTGGCCTTTTCTGCTTTTTCATCTTTCTTTGCTAATGATTCACTCATTAGATACTACCTTATGCACTGGAAAAAAGCGTCCAGAGTCGCTGTGCATCGCCTTGTGCGATGAATTACTCGGCTTCTAACTTACTTTTTAAGTCTAAAAGCTCTCTTTCTGCAAGGGCTAAACCCTCTATGATTCCGCAACACTTTGCGTACTCATTATAATCTTTACATGCGCCACCAGAAATGTGATCGCTCATGTCGTTCATCTGGCCTCTTAGCTTATCTCTTAGATACTCAAATGAATTGTTTGCCGATCTACTCATTAGTCATAGACTCCACGATTTCTCGACCTATCTTAAATCCTTCAATTTGATCTTTAGATGCAATCCTTCTGGACTCTAACTGCTCTCTAACATTATCTTCGGCAATCTTAACGGCCAACTTAGCTTTTTCAATCTCAGCTTGTTGATCAAGCTTCTGCTTATCAAATTCTGCTTTAGACTGAGCCTTAGCCGTTTCAAGTTGCATTTTAGCCTGATCAAGTTCTGCTTTAGCTTGTGCTTGCATCTCTTTGATTTGCAACTCTTTCTGCGCCATTTGAACAATAGGGTCTTGCTGTTGCTCTTGGGCTTCTTGTTGCTGTTGCTCTTGTTGATTTTTGTTTTTAAGCTGTTCTGCCGCAGGAGCCACCAGTCTGGATATTCTAAGTTCAATATCTTCTGGTAGTGCTTCACCTTCTGGCGGAAGCTCAACACCAAGTTCTTTCTCAACTTGTTGACGATAAAGAAATGCAAGGTGATCCTGTATGTGAGATGCCATAGATGATTGCATTACCTGAGCGTTTGGACTCTTACCTGCAAGCTCTTGAATCTTAGGGTCTTCCATAAAGGCCATGTGCGTTTTAATGTGCGCCTCATGGT